CAGAACAGGAACGACCGTTCGTAGAGGATGCCAATCAAGAACTCGGAGCAGGAACCTGGCAGCCATTTCGCTGGCGAGTCCTCGCATGGACCCCAAAGAAAGGCGTCTATGTGATGTGGACAGGGCAGGAGTTGCTGCATGTGAGAAGCAAGACGGAGCCATTTCCGGCCGTAAAGACAGCGCTCAACATGCCAGAGGTGCTGGCCACGGCGCGCCTGATTACCGAGAGCGGCCAGCATCTCCTCGAGGAGCTACAACCGCCCGCGCCGGCAGAGAAACCTTTGTAACTTGTCAAAGTTGTCATCAAAGTTATCAAACATCACAGGAGGCTAGCATGTTTCCCAGTTCGCTTCTCGATCAATTGACTCCCTACCTTGTCCCGGTGATTATCGCCGCGTGTGTAACAGGCGTCACCGGAATCTATCACTGGATTATCCAGCGCCTGCCGGCACAGGTGCATGACCGCGTGAACCAGGTTGCGCAGCAGGTGGTCGCGGCCATTGAACAAAGCCATTCGCAGAGCGCGGGACAGGATAAGAAAAGCGCCGCCGTCAGCCAGGTGAACGAGATCCTGGCAAGCCTGCATATGCCAGCGCCTGCCCATCTCATTGACAGCGCCATTGAGAGCGCGGTGTTTACGCTCAATCAGTTCAAGCAACCGGCAGCGAAGTAAAAAAAATAATGCCGCGCACAATGCGCGCTAGTTGCGCGGTATCACGAGCGAACGAACGAACGAGGAGCAAGCACAAGATGGAAGGTTGGCGCATCTATGGCGGCGGCGGCGGCGGCGGACGCATCTACGAGCGCGAGCCGACGCACGCAGGGCAAGATAATCTCTCAGGCGAGCCGGATGCGCAGGAGAATCCCGTCGCCACGCCAGAGGACAATCCCTATACGGGAGAAATGGTGCAGTGGGTGGGCTATCCGGGGTGCGGCATCTGCCAGGCCAATATGGCGCTTGGGCCTGTGCCATACGGAACGATGTTTCCAAGCGGGCAGACGGAGCCGCCAGCACATGAACATTGCAACTGCGATCTGGAGATTGTGGACGAAAGCAACACGCCAGGCGCGCCCACACGCCAGACGCCCAACCTGCCACCGTTTGGGGGATGGCTACCTGCGCCGATCCCACCGGTAATTATCCCCTAAGGAGAGGAGGCGAGCGCCATGTTACTGAGCGACGTTGAGACGGCGGTACGCCAGGATCTATTCGACCCGGTGAGCGCGAGCCAGCGCTGGGCCACCTCCGATATCGATCGCGCCATTGATAAGGCGGTTGATAGATACACGCAGTATTACCCCAACATCAACTGGGCTGACATGGCGATGGAACCCTACCAGCGCACGTATCCCTACCCGACGCCTGTCAACCCGAGTTACCCGGTGATGTGGATCGAGCGCATCGTCGCGCCATTACAGGTGTATGGCTCCTGGTTCGCAGCGCCAGCAGCAGGCATGACGGCCACAAAGCAGGCCGGAGCAGGGCTGGGAACAGGCATCTATCAGTATGGCGTGACGTTCATCTCGCAGGGCGGAGAAAGCACCATCTCGCCCTTGACGAGCGTCACGACGACAGGCGGCAACAACCAGGTGCAGCTTGCCAGCATTCCAGTAGGACCACCAGCGCCGACTGTGCCGCAGATCGCCACCAATACGGTCAACGGGCGCAATATCTACCGCAGCCAGGTGGGAGGAACGAGCTTAACGCTCCTGGCAACGCTCAAGGATAACACCACCACCACGTACCTGGACAGCGCCAGCGATGCCAGCATTGCTACAGCGCCCGCGCCACCGACCTTGAACACATCGGGCGTGATGTACTGGCCACCGTTTGAACGGGACTTTAGCGAGTATAGCAACATCTTTGATAGCCAGATAAGCCTGGCAGCAGGCGGCAATATGGGCGCGATGGGCGCGGTCGGTTCGTCGCAGAGCAACCTGGGCAGCGTGCAACAATCGTTTACCTTGAAAGTCGGCCAGGCTGAATTGCCGATTGATAACACGGTCATCATGCGCATCTTCTACGCGACCAAGCACCAGCTCGACGCCAGTGGCTCGACGATCCCGGAGATCCACCGCGACATCATTGTGCTGGGAGCCGTGGCGTATGCGATGGAAGCCTATCAGGTGCCGACCAATGATAACTTCGACTTCCAGGACGGCGCATTGCGCGACCGGATTGATGATACCAAGATACCGGCAAGCTGGCTGGCAACGGCGCAGAACAAGATGCAACAGTTCTTGACGCGGCTGGAAGAGATCAAGGCGCAGCGCGATTTTGCCAGCAGCGCGCGAGTACACTGGGGCGACATCCCGGCCAGATGGCCCAGGTTGTAGGAATAGGAGGCAGCATATGCAATTCCTGAGCAACGCCAACATCGTGCTAAATATCATCTACCTGGCGCTGCTATTGACCATCCTGGTCGCAGGCATCTTCGCGTTCAAGCACACAATGGAACGCATAAAGCGCGATCTGGCGAAGGAAGCCACCGAGTTGCAGGAGCGCGCCATGAACGCCATGCGCGCCGAGATCGAGACGATGAAGGATAAAATCATCGAGGTCGAGAAAGAGAATCTGCTGCTCAGGCAGACGATGGGATTGATTAAATCTGCGCTCAGGAAAAGAGGGTTGAGCATCACCATTGATGGAGATCTGGTCACGATTGAGAGCGCCAATGGAACCAGCCATACGGGGCGCATTCACAGCGGGAGTGAGAACTAAATGCCAACCGTTGGGGTAGATTGCGAGGTCATTCTTGATGGCACCGGCTACTGGATTCAGCCAGGCAGTTACAAGATGCATCAGCCGCGCGTCAGGAAGGCCACGGTACGCGCGGACGGCGGCGAGTCGTATGTGGATCTCGGACCGGGTAAGCGCGTCTATCAGATGATCGTGCTGTGCATCAATGACCTGCTCAAGTATGATGGAACGAGCACAGGACTGACCGGCCAGCAGTATCGCGACGCGCTACGGACCAGCTACGCGAACAGCGTAGGAACAACCATCTCGTTTAGCGAGCCAATCAATGCAACGGTACTCGTGCATTTTGACAATTACGTGGAGGCGATTAAGGACCTGCACAGCCAGCAGGTCCCGCTCGCAACGGGCGGATCACCAGGATTAAGCTACCTGGTGCAGATCGAACTGGTGGAGGCGTAGGAGGAGAAATGCAGAAGGTCGCAGCGCTGCGCCTACTGGACAGAGGCACACCCCCGGCTGCGACCTTCCACAACGAAACGACGTGAAGATGAACGCACTCTCTCGCCAGTCGCCAGTAAAGACAAAGCCACCACCACACTTCAACATAGCACAATGAGCGCGACCGGCAGGAGAATAGTGTACGCGCACAGTCTATCACAGGCAGGGGAATATATTCCAGTGGTCAAGGTTAAGATTTCTTAACAAATTCTGTGGATATGTGTAAAGATTTGGGGATACTCACATGGAATCCGCAATCGAAGCGTTCGCCCGGTTCATCGTGGGCAAACCGCTCTATAGCTACCAGGTTGCGCCAGCACTGGCAATACTGGATTCCATCGCGCATAACAGAGGCGATATTATCACCGTGATGATGTCGCGCCAATCGGGAAAGAACCAGTTAAGCGCGGTGCTTGAGGCGTTCCTGCTCTTCACCCGGCCAGCAGGAACCATCGTCAAGGCAGCTCCTACGTTCAATCCGCAGATCATCAATTCCAGGCGCAGACTCATGCAGATGCTCGAAAACAAGTGGTGCGCGCCCAGGATATGGACAACCTACGCCACCATCGGACTCGGGCCTGCGCACAATCGCGGGGCAGTCAAGCGGCATGTCGGACCGAGCGTGATGTTCTTTTCAGCAGCACCGGAGAGCAATGTGGTAGGCGCGACGGCGGATATTCTGCTGGAGGTTGACGAGGCGCAGGATGTTGAGCCTGACAAGTTCGATAGAGATTTCAGGCCCATGAGCGCGGTTTCAAATTCAACCACCGTGATGTATGGCACGGCGTGGAGCGATGATACACTACTGGCGAGGCAGCGCGCCATCAACCTGGAGCGCGAGGAATCCACTGGAAGGAAGCTGCATTTTGAGTATGACTGGCAAGCGGCAGCCGCCAGCAATCCCAATTATCGCAAGTTTGTGGAGGCAGAAATTGAGCGGCTGGGAGAGCAGCACATCGCCATCCAGACGCAGTATTTTCTCCGTCCCATTTCCGGCGCGGGATACTACTTCAATGAGCTTCAGCGCGTCCTACTCAGGGGAGAGCATGAGTGGGAAGCAGAGCCAGGCGAAGGCATCTCTGTAGCGGGGTTGGATGTCGGAGGCGAGGAACGGGTTGACCCGTCCGACCCGACAAAGATCAACGTGAAGCGGGATAGCACGGTACTGACCATCGGACGCGTTTCTTACAATGCGTTCAATATGCCGCAGATTGAGGTAGTGCATCATGAGTGGTGGAACGGGATGCACTATGTGGACCAATTCGCGGCGGTGAGCGCAATGGTCGAACAGTGGAATATTCGGAAATTGGTGGTGGATGCGACCGGTGAAGGCGCGGGGCTGGCATCGTTACTGGTGAGCAAGTATGGCGAGGAGCGGGTTGTGGCGTTTAAGTTTACGCGGCCATCGAAAAGCAAACTCGGATATCAGGTGCTGACGATGGTGAACGCGGGACGGCTAAAGATGTACGCGAGGGAGAATGCGCCGTCTAAGATATATTACGAGTGTTGGAAGCAAATCTCAAAAGCGCGGTATACGCTA